TTTCTATGGTATGCCACCGTCAGCCGGAATGCAACCTGGACAACAGGCAGCACAAATAGGTACAGGTGAAGGAGAAGAATAATGGCGACAGTAGCAGATTTCTACACTAACACATATCTTCTGACACATCAGCAAAGATATCAGCAAGCAACACAACTAGCAATGCAAGAACAACAAACTGCATTTGCTATCGCTCAGATGTTGAATGCACAAGCAATAAACTTAGACAAACAAATCAAAGCAATCAAAGATGCAGAAACAGAAGATGACTTCAATAAACTGATGAAAGCATACGGAATGCAAGAACAAGTAAGAACTAGTCAGGACAAAAGAAGAATACAAATCTACAACCAAGTAAATGATATCTTCGATATTCAGCGTTCTTTACCAACAATCAACAATGCAGGTGAAAGTTTTGCTTCTTCTCTCGCATCCGCAGGAAGCGTTGCTAATAAAGCAAAACGATATGCAGGTACAGTTGGTGGATACAGTCGTGCTACAGATCAAGCAAAAGCAGTTGGTTCTGCAATCTATGAAAGGTTTAAGGCAGATGCATACAGGAAAGGTTATCAAACAACATTTGATGCCAATGATGCTGCTATCAGACAAGAGATTGCAGACATTACAGGTATCAAAGTAAGTGATATCGATACAGTTGAAGCACAAAAGAAAAAGATGCTGGATGACAGATTGCGAACAGAAGGTGCTCAAAACGTCGACCTAACAACACTTGATACTATCATTGCAGAGATTGAAGCCGATATTGCAGCAGAAGAGGCAGGTGGTGAAGGTGCTGTAGATCCTTCAACAAAGCAGGCAAGAATAGATGCCCTACTTACACAAAGAACTGCATTGACTGAACAACAGCAACGAGCACTGGCAACAGCACAAAGAGCACCAGAAGAAACAATATCTCGTGCTAGAACAATATACAGATCTCAGTATGCACCAAGAGATGTACAAAGAAAAGAAGCATTTCAAAACTATCTTGCACGTCTAGATCCAGGTCAAGCAGCATTGATGCTTGGATACGAAAGTGTCAAACCCGGTCAAGCAAAGTTTATGTTCAAACCTTTCAAAAACATCGAAGACGATCCAACAAAAGCAGCAGCATACACACTCTACTACGAAATGCAAAAGATCAGAGAAGAAGGTGGATCATTTACCGGTAACGACCTATTACACAAACGTATCGCAGAGTTGTTGCCAAATGACACAGAAGCACAGAACAAAGCGATTGGATATATACTAAGGGCAACTGAAATGGAAGATCCAGATAGTATCGCCAACGCCATCAAAAGAAATGCAGAACTACAAGCACTAGCAAACAAAAAAGATTTTAAGGACAAAGATCTTTCAGGGATATTTGGTGGAGTAGAAGCGCCAAGAGATCCCGGCCCACCTGGTGGACGACCAGAAGGTGATGATGTTGAAGAACTTATTGAACAACCAGAACCTCTACCAGATCCAGAAGAACTAACAGCAGATGAAGTAATCGAAGCAGCGCCGGTCGGGCCGACACCATTTGAGATTGGTGATGTGTTGAAACTAGATCCGACTTATTCTTACGGATATAAGTACGCAGGTACAACATCAGGTGGTTTACCAATCTTCGAAGGTACAGGTGATATCGCAGGTAAGACAATAACAGGTGCACCAGCAGATGGTGATAGTGTTATCGCAGATCCGGATGCAAAAAATATGTACAACGAAGCGTACAAACTCTATAAAGCAGGGAAAAAATAATGGCAACACCAGATCAGGTAAATAAACTTACATATGATGATCAACAGTCATATCAGTTCATCTTGGAAACACAAGGTACAGAACAGGCTGACTTTTTCTTGAATAAGAAACTACAGGATTATCAAGTACAAGAAGCGTCAAAACTTATCTTGCAACAAGAAGAAGCACAGAAAGCGCAACGCAGCGTAGGTAATGAACCTGCTCCTCCAGTCGAAGGTTTAACACTAACACCTGAACAACAAGAACAAGCAAGACAAAGCATACAAAACTATATGCAACAAAGAGGTATACCAGAACGCGTTTTCCCTGGTGTCAATCAGTTTGTCGGCCCCGAAGAAGAAGCAAAACTATTGGAACAGTATCAAGATCTTGCAAA